AACCTAACTGGCTTACGTGCGGGTAAGGCTATAAAGGATCAGGCAGAAGAAGATCGTAACCTATCTTTAAGTGTCGTGCGGGTGTATGAGAAATTAGGTAACCAAGCATTCGATGTATGTCCTATAGAAGATATTCGGGGGCTTGCCAGAAACGCTACTCTAAAGTGGGCTACTTACTACGAGGACACCTTACCAGAGGGGGTGTTAGGTAAACTGTCTACCCTGTCGATATGTGAGGAGGACGCATTCATACCACAAGTCGGGTATCGTCATAGTGAGGCCGTCTTCTATGTCACGCAGTAACACGATATGGGACGATCCGCTTAGTATGCCAAACACTTACCGCGTTTCTACGCTGGGGTACACTAACAGTATCGAGGTAACGTGTTTGGGTATGAATTGTGTTGACTCGGAATGTGAGGGGATATATGATTTGGATAAAGGACTACCGCAATGGCTTGAAGAAAAGCTATCGGTACTTATGATATGTGACCCGACCCCACCAACTACACACGTAGAAGGTGTCGGTGTGCGTATTGACGAACATACTTTTTGGGTAGAGAAATGAGGTGTTTATGATAGGTCAAATATTATCATGTTTGTTTGGTGTGGTGTTGGTAGTAGGTTTCTGTGTAATGACCTATGGTGCCTCGCTGATAGTAGGAGACAAAGAGCGTGCATGGGCGGCAAGGCGGCACGAGGAACTGGTATCAAATGGAGGCAAAGCAGATGGCGATGACACCGGAAGGGAAGGTAAAGAAGAAGATAGTTGAACAGCTAAAGACGTTAGGGTGTTACTACTTTTTCCCTGCTACTGGGGGATACGGTAAGAGCGGAGTACCTGACATAGTTGGATGCTACAAAGGTAAGTTCTTTGGGATAGAGTGTAAGGCAGGTAAGAACATGCCAACAGCACTACAGGAAAAGAATCTCAAAGAGATAAGTGGAGCGTACGGAATTGCGTGCGTAGTAAACGAAGACAACATGAATGACATTGAACTAATCCTCGGAGGATAGTATGGCTAGTAAAGAAGATTGGGAACGGTTACAGAGAGAAATACCTGTTATAGAAAAGACAGGGTTAGAGGCGTGGGCAAATGGTGTGGAAGAAGACATGGTAAACAGCCCAAGCCACTATACCTACGGCAAGGTCGAATGCATTGAGGGGATACAAGAGTCTATGACACCCGAAGCATTCAAGGGTTACTGCAAAGGTGCTTGTCTGAAATACCTTTGGAGGTACGAGCGTAAGGACAAGCCGTTAGAGGACTTAAAGAAAGCGCAGTGGTACCTAAACAAGTTAATAGAAGGAGTTGAAAGTGAGTAAGGGGGACAAGCGTAGACCTACAGCGCCGACCTACTGGGACAACTACGAGAAGGTGTTCTATTCCAAAGATGAGATATTTAATAAACCGAAGAGGAAACAACCGATGAATGTATTGAATGATGTAGAAATTAGTTCTGAGAACTTGAGACGGTTGTATGAGTATTTTACTGACCCTGCGCAGGGGGGTAACACAGTACGTTACACCTCCAAACAAACAGGGGTGCCAGAGAAGGAGGTAAAAGCGTTTTGCACAGTGATACGAGCCTTGGAAGGATGCTAAATGGACTTGATAACGGTTGATTTTGAAACCTACTACGATAAGGATTTCTCTTTACGTAAGATTACAACAGAAGCCTACATCCGTGACCCTCGCTTTGAGGTGATCGGTGTAAGCGTAAAGGTTAACAATGGAAGTACGGAGTGGGCTAGTGGTACACATGAAGAACTCAAGGAGTACTTACAAACTTTTGATTGGGCAAATAGTATATTACTTGCTCACAACACTATGTTTGATGGTGCTATTCTTAATTGGCATTTCGATGTTCATCCTCGTATCTATACCGATACTCTTTGTATTGCTCGTGCATTACACGGTGTTGAGGTTGGAGGAAGCCTACACGCGTTAGCACAACGGTATAACCTTGGAGAGAAAGGCACAGAAGTACTTGATGCCGTAGGTAAGAAGCGATTAGATTTTACAGACGAAGCACTGGACAAGTATGGTGACTACTGCGTTAACGATGTGGAGTTAACCTATAAGTTGTTTAACCGTATGGGTAAGGGGTTTCCAAAAGGAGAACTACGTTTAATAGACTGCACGCTACGCATGTTTATAGAACCTGTTATGGAGTTAGACTTGGGACTACTAGAGCACCACCTAGAAGATACCAAGCAGATAAAGGAAGACCTTATAACAGCGTCAGGTGTGACAAAGAAAGACCTTATGAGTAACCCCAAGTTTGCAGACATACTAAGGGACTTGGGTGTAAATCCCCCTATGAAGTTAAGCCTTACTACAGGTAAGCAGACCTACGCGTTCTCCAAGACCGATGAAGGATTTAAGGCGTTAGCCGATCATAAAGATGTGCGTGTACAAGCGTTAGTGATGTCACGCCTAGGTACTAAGAGTACGCTAGAAGAGTCACGCACTGAGAGGTTTATAGGTATAGCCAAGCGTGGGCTTATGCCCGTACCCATTAGGTACTATGCCGCGCATACAGGTAGGTGGGGAGGTGATGATAAGATTAACATCCAGAACTTACCTAGCCGTGGTGTGAATGGTAAGAAGTTAAAGAACAGTATGCTTGCCCCCGAAGGCTACGTGATGATTGACTGTGACTCCTCTCAGATTGAGGCGCGTGTACTAGCATGGCTTGCAGGGCAAGAGGATCTGGTATCAGCATTCGCCAACGGTGAAGACGTTTACATAAAAATGGCCGCTGTCATATACGGTATACCCGAAGAACAAGTTACCAAGGCACAACGGTTTGTAGGTAAGACTACTATCTTAGGTTGTGGGTACGGCATGGGTGCGATTAGGTTTGCTGAACAACTACTATCATTCGGTACCTTTATGGAAGCCGAAGAAGCACGTAGGGTAGTCAGTATATACCGAGATGCTAACTGGAAGATTAACACCTTATGGCGTGACTGTCAGAACATGTTAGTTGAGATGTCTCGCGGTACTGCTGTGAGCCTAGGCCCGAATGGAATCGTTCGCTCTGTCGAAACGCAGTCGGGTATGGGAATACTATTACCCTCAGGGCTAGTCATGCGTTATGACGACTTAGGGTATGAGCAGGGTGTGCGTGGCCCAGAGTTTAGCTACAAGACTAGGCGTGGACGCACTAGGATATACGGTGGTAAGGTTACGGAGAACGTATGCCAAGCGATAGCTAGGTGTATAATTGGTGACCAGATGTTAGCGATTGCTAAGAAGTATAAGGTAGCACTGACCGTACACGATTCTGTAGTATGCTGTGTACCTGAGAATGAATTGAAAGAAGCGACCGCCTTTGTTGAGGGTTGCATGAGTACCACCCCATCGTGGGCAGAGGGCTTACCTATTACGTGTGAGTCAGACAATGGTAAATCTTACGGAGAGGCAGCCGGATAATGGGTAAGGTAACAGACATGAACAAGTTTAAGCGTGACAAGAAAGAGGCTACCACTGAGACTACAGGTGACTACTTATGCGTTGTGCTAGGCGAAGACGGTAAAGGTAGGCCCATAGTACTTATAGAGCAGTGTGAAGTAGAGGGGTCTTACGAGCATAAAGATAGCATAGCGTTAAACCCTGACGAGCTACATACATTAATAGAAGAATTAATAGTTGTGTCCGACATGATAACTAAAGGTACAGTACATTGAGCTACTATATAATTTTATTTGAAGGTACGAAGTACGTAGATGGTAAGTACAGGGATAAAGAAATAGCTGAAGGGGTTATGGAGCATTTTGCGAATGAAAAATTCCCTAATTTACAGTTTAAACTAGAGAAAGCACCGAAAAGTTTTACAGTAACTGATGATATATTTTGGTCTAGACACCATGACGTTATAGTTAAACTTGACCGCCTCCTAGGTTCTTCGCGGATATTACATTGAGTATTGCACCGTGGTCGTTCTCAAAGATCAAATCATTCGAGCAGTGTCCTAAGAAGTTCTACCACCTAAAGGTGTCAAAGGACTACAAGGAACCTGAGACAGAGGCTATGTTGTATGGGACTGCTGTACACTTAGCCGCAGAAGAATATATAAGAGATGGGACTCCACTACCTGAGAAGTATGGGTACTGCAAAGATGTGTTGGATGTACTCAACACCAAGGAGGGAGATAAGATATGCGAGATGAAGATGGGTCTTACTGAGAACCTTGAGCCTTGTGGATTCTTTGATGATGCTGTGTGGTGGAGAGGTATAGCAGACTTAATAATACTAAACAAACGCACCAAAACAGCTTATGTAGTAGACTATAAGACAAGTAAGAATACTAGGTACGCTGATAAAGGTCAGCTAGAGTTGATGGCCTTAGCAGTGTTCAAACATATGCCTGAAGTAGAGTACGTCAGGGGTGGCCTAGTGTTTGTAGTATGTAACGAGCTAGTAAAAAATAGTTACAGCAGAGAAGATGAGTCTAAGCTATGGACTAAATGGTTAGCAGACTACAGCCGTATGGAGCAAGCCTTCAAGAATAACGTGTGGAACGCACACCAGAGTGGGCTATGTAAACGTCACTGCATAGTGACAGAGTGTGTGCACAATGGGAGAAACTAATGCCATACAAGAATAAAGCAGATCGCAAGAAACAAAAGAACCCACCAGTGGGTAGTAAGGAGCATAAAGCACGTATGGAAAGACAACGTGCTAGACGTAAGATGGATAAGGAAGGTAAAGACGCTAACAAGAACGGCAAAGCCGACAAGCGTGAGGGTAAAGACGTTAGCCATAAGAAAGCATTAAGTAAAGGTGGTAGTAACAAAGACGGAGT